CTGGACCTTTAACTCGTTGTATCAGCTAATAGCTAATCGAGAGAAAAAGAAAAATCGAAGTTCACTTGATGGAACTCCATTTGGTAGAATTTAATAAAATCATCTAACTCTTGCTTCTTAGGAGCAAAGATTCGTTTAGAAAACTTAGACGTCAACGTCCAATTGTCGTCAGTGAAATGATAAGCGAGAACGTAACCCTTCATCTTCGGATACTTCAAAGGAACAACTTCGCTAGTCTCTATGTACCACTTTTCACCATCCACAAGGTACGAAACATAATGTTCATCTTCTTTTGTTTGTTGATTTTCTGAATTTTCAAATGTTTTTGTTGATTCATGATTTTCTGATGTTTCTGGATTTTCTTCGGAATATTCTTCGAAAACAATAGCAGGTGGAGGATTGGATGGATGATCATCATCGTTGGTTATCAGCTTTACAGCTATATCAGAACCATTATCATCCTAAGCATAAACGATTTTGTGAAAACGATAGTCCAAAACACGAACATAGACTTGAAGCAAAACCGGCATATCTTTCGTAGCAGAAAATTGAAGCTTGATTTGGGGCAAAGCCCCGGACGGCGGATAGAGTTGACGAGAGTAAAGAGATTCGGGAACAAGTTCTTTTTGGAATGACATCCCAATGATCTGAGCGCCAGCTTTAATGTAGGCTCCACTAGGTTTGAGACTGTTAAAACGTATCCCTGAGGAATCGTTGTCGCCGCAAAACCCAACTTGGACACATTCTGAAGCAGCAGACAGAACACCGGAAACGACCACTTTGTGAAGATCCACCCTGCCACAACCGCCAAGGCAATCTTTCACCAACTTCCAAAGCAGATCATCGTAACCCTTGGTAATTTCGACGTATATGATATCGGTATATGGTTGAGAACCAGCAATAGATGGCTCGTGAGGAGCAGGATTAGTGAGTTTTTCAGTGGCCTGATTTTCCATGATAGAACAAGAGATGCAAAACGTTCGGTGTCTAATCACGCAAAAAGGGCATTTATATCCAATTTCGCTTGTTGAAATTCGGAAACAAGGCCTTTAACTTCTTGACGTACTAAAACATCCGCGAACAATTGCTTCTCCTGTACTTCGCTCAATTCAGTGAACCACTTATAGGCATTTTCTTCATGCATTTCGCCATCTACTCTTATCTTAGTCCAGTCAGGTCTCGTTTGGAGCCCTTCTTTTCTCAGATTGAACATGATTCGAGTTAAAAGCGAATGGGCTTCCATTTCGTCCTCGTCAAAGACGTCATACAAGACATCGCCCAGCGCATAATTCATACTCCACAGGTCGAAGTAACCCAGCACTGCGTCCTCAGCCTTCCCTTGGCTGATCTTGATTAGGAATCGTTTTAGCAAGATGATAGGGTCCTTAGTAAGGACACCTTTTCTCACAAAGAAGGATATAAAATCCCCCTTGTCTGAAAGGTAGCGTTTGTCGACTGTCGGGTCTTGATCTCTGACATTAACGTAGTCAAAAGCTAGAGATCCGTAGGGCGCTCTCATGAGATCGTCACCTCCATTAGCCATGGGTAGGCCAGGAGGCAAGTCATACATCGCACATTCTCTAGCAGCACTACTCATTGTATTGATGAGATAGGTCCATATCTCCCCTGAGTTCGTCATGATGGCAAGGACCTTGTCCTTGATTGTTTTGGAAACTTTGTCTGACTTAAAGTCAAACACGAACTGATCCGAGAACCCAAAGAAAGTCAAAAGCTCCGAGAAGAAAACGACAGCCCAGCCCTGCACACTCTGATCTTGTCCCTTCTGGTCATTCATCTGGAATTCACAATCGTCTGCAAACCAGCGCTTGATCCAAGCTTGCAGATCCCTGTGATCACATTTGGCATGGAAGTGCCACCAGTCTGGTTTGTTCTCCAAAACCTTTTCCAGTAGATAAATGCCTGCTGGGCCGAATTTGAACAGGTAGTTGTCAGCGTGAATGACCACTGGTTGCAGAGGCTTCGCCATCGTTGAGCTCTCTCTTTCTTTCACTTTCATTTGCGTCTTGGCGGTTAGGAATATTCCGTAGTCAGGGTCTGCTCGATTGAGACTGCCGCGCTTCATGGCTTCGGATCTTTCCCCCCTCCTTATCTGAAAAGCTTGAATTGAACGTTGGTACTCCAGGTCATTGAACGGTATGGGTGCTCCCCAATTCATGTACCTCTTGAACTTCTTCCAACACAAGAGGCCAAAATCTCGTTGATCCTGCAATTGGGCATTGTTTTGTTCTATGGTACGGTATCGGATGCGTTGCTTCACAGCAGCCAAGAAGGAGACCTTATCATCAGCGCGTTGATCAAGGCCCCAGTTTAGTAGATCGGGATTGTAGAAGAGTGGGTGTTGCGTTTCGGGTAATTGTGACAACATCATCTGAACATTGCGTCGCCTCAAGACGGCATTTTTCCCTTCAGCTTTAGTTACCAGACCTCTCATAACCTTGACTGCATCTCCTCGCCTCTGCGGAGTGTCCGGTTTTTGAGTCGAGTACTCTTTCAAGAAAATTTCGGCCTCGTACCGCTCCAACCTCTGAGCATTATGGTACTCCACGAAAACCTCCTTATCAGCTCGGGGTAAAGCCGTAGGCAACTTAACTGCCGGTAACCCGATTTCAGCCACAATTGGCTCTATCACGTCGGGTTCAACAGTTGTGTCAATATGCGGTTTGAAGTCGTAGGCCTCCTTGTAAACATCGTCGTCGTAGTCAAGTCTAGCACCGGCTCTAGTGTCATCTGGATCAATCACTCTCATGTTCGAGAAGTCGTACCAACGACCCAAAAACTGCATATTCTGCATCTTCTCTTTTGGGCCAGCGAGCACCAACTCCATCGTTTGCGGGAAAGGGTCATTGGTAGCCTCTCTGATGTCAACTGTGTGATCTGGTTCGATAGTAGTACGCTTTCCGGGGTGATAGTTGATTCGGTAGTGTCGCAAGACTCTGAATATTGGATGACTCGCCTCATGCAAGTCGGCCCTCCCGTTCTGCCCCCACTTCTGGACAAACAATATGAAAGGCGCTCTCGTCATCGCCGTGTACAACAATTTGGGGTCACTTCCCCGCAAAACTCGCTCGTCCACTTCGATGATGACCAGAGCTGCGGTCAGTCCCTGCGAGCCAGCAAACGACACGGCATCACTACCCCTCAGTTGCTCGGCCCAGACAGTATCAAAATGGGCCGCGTACAACTCCAACCTCGTGTCCCACATGCGCATCACGTCAGCTGGGACCAGGTGAGGGAAGTGCTGGATGATTTCTTCGTATTTTGTCGGCATGACATCACAGAATCTGAAACCCGAGTCTCGGCTCACGAACGTTGGCTGCCTAAAGAAATTCGCTATCCCTTCGCCATAACGCCAAGTTCCAAGCATGAACATCCCGCTATACTGTGACAGGTACTTAGCATTTCCGATGATGCTTGGGTCGTTGAGTAAACAATCGGCGTTGGGCTCATGCCAGGTGCTTTGCCAAGGATCACCCAAGAAAATGAAAGCGTGAATATCCGGACTTAGTATTGCCAGTAAGTCCAAGTACCCCTTCGGAAATTTGTCCTCGTCAGTCACGATAAGAGAGCTGTTGCAAACTCTGGCCAGTGCTTTCTCGAAAGTCATTACCATCTCCCCCGGCATAGCGCGACCTCTGCTATCTTCCTTAGTGGCATCCAGCTTATCTCGCCAGTCCTGTGCCAACACATTAGTAGGTAAAATCACTGTGAAGTTGCCCAACTTTTTGTACTCATCCTTTCTCAGAACTTTCTGCAAAGCGGAGGATTTCCGGCACCCTGGATCTCCTAGTATCACCGAGATCTGCCTAGAGTCTTTAGCATCGGCCCTGAAAGACGCAACACTACTGTCCCACTCCATAAGTTTCTCGCGGTTGATCGGTTCACCAAGAAGGCCAGTTGTCCCGGCAATCAAAGCTCTCACGTAATCGGCAGCACGCTTCTTACTGGGCATCCACATCCTGAACTGTACTATCGGAATGGCTTTCACGGTGTTGAATAATGCCATGTGATCCTTGCGAGCTCCCATCTTGGGTCTAGGGTCTGTTATCACTAATGCTCGCATCGGGTCCAAGCAAGTGAGATGACCATCCTTGAGCAAGAACCTAGCGTAAGTCCTAGCCCTTTTAACCCCGTAGTCAAAGATCACCAGGCCATTGTCGTCAGTCACTCTAAAGTGCGTCCCATAATGCAAAGCCACTGCATCCATCACTCTCAAACTCAAGTTCGCTGGGTTCCTACTCTCATCTCTAGGATACACTCGGCATATCAACATCATCAGGATTTCCCTTGGCTGCCTAGTCGCGGCGCTCATCGCTTCCAACACACAATCGTCCTCAGGGTATTGGACCGAGGGATATTCCGCCACTTCTCTGTAGGGTATCTTGTTGTACCTATGCCCAGCAGTCAGGGGGAAGAAATGATCCCACATGGTCTCTCCCGTTGCGGTTGAGGTGTGGGTCCTCGTCCTAGGCCGCGCCCGCATCAATTTGTCGTAAGCCTCTGCTGCCTTCTTCCTATTATCTTTTGCTTTATCACGTCGTTCGATCAGAGCCGTTTGAGCATGGAAAGGTCTTTCTAGATCGCCGGGATTCCCGGCTCTCCCCTTTCCTTTGTCTTTGGCCTTCTCTCTGACTTCAGCAATCAACGGTGCAACCTCATCTGGCAATCTTCGCATACCTTCCTCAACTATAGGTCTTTTGGTGACTTGAACGTCGTTAATAGCGGCTCCCGGAGTCAAGTACAAGGTATCCCTAATCCTCGCTTCAGCCTCATTGCCGGCTCCAAGGGATAATGATTGATTCTCTGCGTAGGCTTCAAACTGGTTTACATCACCTCCGCGCCGCACGAAATCAGACTGGGTAATCAAACGCAAATGGTCAGTATCTGGTTGTACAATTCGATTCTCATTAGATAACAAAAGAGGCAAATCTGGGTATAATATTCTCGGAGTAGCTGGTAATATTTCAGGGGTAAACTGTATCAAAGGTCCATTATTTTTCGCTTTTTCTGCCGCCTCTTCGTGTGGCGCGTATATTTGGTCTAGCACTTCTCTACTTTCGACTCTCAAAACGTCTGTGGCTTGCGGATCTAGCGTGATCCTCACCGGTGGTAAATTCTCTCCAACTATCAAGTCTATCTCTGAAACTTCTGCTTGCTTCTGCGACTTCGACGTACTCGCGACTAACCCTCCGACCTTCGCCTTAGTATTGGGTAAGCTCTTCATACGACGCATCTTAGGACTCCCAGGCGGAGTCAATGGTGGTGGTTGTCCAACCCAATCTGCAAGAACGGCTTTGGTTCGGTTCCTGACCCATGAACTCTCGGGCGGGATGACATGAGCGACTTCTCTACGTTCAAAGTAATTGAGATAATGAACGCGCTGGCTCTCCTTAATGAACTCCCAACCTACCATGGCCCTATTAAAATGACTGAGGGCTAGGAAAGGGAAAATCAATTTGCCAGTTGCGTCCACTTTTACCTTGTATTCGTCGGGTGTCTCACGTTTACTCGTCAGGAAACACACTTTGAGCCAGTTCCTAAACCGGCGCCAGAACTGAGGTTTTGGTTGATTCGGAGTCTTCCAACTTGTGCCATAAACACTTCCGTCACTGTTTGGTTTTACTAGCACATCGATGGTGTCCCAGATCTGCCAAGGATCACTGTTGTTAATCATCTCGCGTCTGCGCTCACTATAGCGCAACTTGAAAGCTTTATCCCAAATGCGAACCAGATGACCAACCGTTTTATAGTACAACTCCTCTCCAACGTTATCATAATCCTTGACTTGCAAATCTGCGGAACATGACATCTTAGCGGCTTTCAACACCACTTTGATAAGCCACTCTTGGTCTCCTACAGGTGCGTAAAAGCCATTGTCGATCCCAAACTGCCTGATTTTTCCCCACTGGTTTTTCGGATTTTCATCGCCCAACACTTTCGCATATTGATACATCTTCACGTAATGCTCGACACAAATCGGCTGCGTCTCAGGTTGGCCACGGAAAAGCCTCGGTAACGGCATAAGCTGTTTAACGAGAACAGGAATAAATTCTGGGGACTGGATGTTATAATGGTAAAATACATGCAATCGATGATGCCCTTTTCCTTCAACCACCCCGCCATTCCAAACGACTTTACCATCGTCGGATTGGACGGAGCGAGCCAAAATCATCGAGGGATCATAGGGTTGCTCATACTTACCTCCTGCATCTCCTTCGGGTATGTACACTAGAACTTTCCCTTTCATGCCGTCCCTTATTCGCCAATCCGCGAAAGCAGGCTCTGGACTCTGCTGGAACTCAAGACTTTCGAGAGGGAACACCGAAGTAAACATGATGGTTTGCAAATCAGGATTCTGCTTCCTCATGGCAACAAGCCAAGCTGGGCTAAGGAACTGCCCACTTTCATCACACAAGACGGCCGGGGTGTTTATAGCAGGCAGGGACCAAACGGTGTCAGGCACAGTGCCAGTGTCAGCGTATCTTGCGACGTCTTTCAGATCGCATATGGGATTTACCAACTCCAGCTTGTACCTACCCTCCCCGTGCAATTGGTCCACAGCCCTCTTCAACATGGAGAAATGGGAAGGTTTCATGCCTACTACTGTTGTATCCTGTTTAATGTACTTGGGAATGGTCACCAAATACATCCAGCGCCTAATTGCAGCGTGCAAAGGATGAGGATGAACTTTACCAATATCCGCACTCCATGGAATCGCCAGGCTCTCAGCCACATGTTGCACTTCAACGGGCACATAATAGGGGCATATCTCCAGTACCTCGTCAATCTGCTCCTTAATGTCAGCCTGTTTCAGTCGCTCCATTGCGGAGCGTACGTCAGGTGACATGAGCTTATTGATTGCGCTATCAACATGAGACACTTTCGCAACACCAACCAACTTAGTAGGAGCTTCCTTCAAAGCCTCGGTGAACTCGGCCAATGGAACATAACCATCTTCAAGGAACTTAAGGTCCGCCCCAGGGTGAATGTCAGGTCCCATCCAATGACCAACGGCTTCAACGTGATAATCGTCGTCTTCTTGAATCTCCCATTTGACGAACATCTGGGTTAGCTTACGCCAAGCTGGTCGCTTGTCGATTAACTCAACGAGACGCTCGGCTGTCATGTCCCGATAAGTATCAGCATGCTCACTGAGGCCGAGTTTCGTCCAGCACAGGCCGGCTCCTCCTACTTTCCTAGGTTCCCACGAATAATCTTCAGCAGCTGTTTCCTCTAGCACTGAATCGGCTAGCAAGTGAGGTCCTGCCAAAAATTGCCTGACATGCTCTTCAACTTCTTCATCCCAGTCCTCACTTCCAACTTTAGCAGAAGGAGTCGAGGCGAGGAGATAAGCCATTTGTTCAACTGTGGGCCAAGCTCTATGCGAGATAACGTGATAACCATAGCCTCTCCAAGCAAATTTAGCGTTCCTGGGTGTCAGGTCCGCATACTGCGAGTACAAAGCAGCAAAATCGCCCAGAGTGGGTTTCTTGCCCAACCTCATCATGAACGTTTTCCGGTACTTCTTCGGCACGAAACGGAGGTAACAGTAACCAGCTTGTTTGGCCCAATTGCGTTTGCCACCACGATTACGAGGCCTAGCCTTTTCAGCTTCAGTAGCTATATCAAGAGGCACGGCTAATTCGACGACGGTTTCAGCTCCACTGGGTTCTTCAGCGACAAGCGCTATATCATGAACTTCCTGGGCAGCTAATCTCATGTCTGGGTGTGGGAAAAAGGTGTCATCTTGGGGCCAGTCTTCATCAACGACAACGTCCAAATTAGCATTAGGATAAGGAATAGATAAGGACTCGGTTTCTGTAACAAGTTCATCAGAGGAGACTACACTCACGGGTATAGCTCGAGGCGCCAAATCAGCACGGCAACACGGACATTTCCTGGCAAACGCTCCGGAAGCGAAAGCAAGTTTGTTCATGCACACACTGCAGAGTTCATGAGAACAAGCCAACAACATCATAGGCACGTTCTCATAACACACAGGGCAATCAGCGGGCTCGACGCTCAAAGGGTACAAATGGGGTCCAGCGTAATCAGCTGGGATTTCGGAGTCGGCAGTAACATGGCGATACAGGTCATGGATGTATTCTCGGATTTCGTAGTCGACAGCAAACATATCGCGTCTAGCTTCATCAGCTTCAGCTCGGTGGTGCTCTTCAAGTAAATCTCTGGCTTCCCTCGCTGAAACGTTGTTGACGATCCACCAAGGACACCCGTCTAAACGGGCCTGGGTGCAATCACAATTTCGGCAATGGTAAGAATTTCCACGGATCCTAGGGCAAGGTTTAGCACACTTCAAACACCTGACGGTTCGGACGCAATCGCAATCGTAAGGTAACAGGTCAAAACTCTCTCGGAAAACTGCTTCAGCGGGTACTCGAAAACCAGGCGGCGGCTTATCGCCCACATAACCTCCCAAAGAGATGTTACTGGGCAATTCACAACCATGTTTGGCTTTAAAAGCCGAGCAAGTTCGCATGTTAAAGCGTCGGTACAACTTGCTTTTGGTCTTCTCACCTGCTATATCACGCAATTGACTGTGAGTGTGACAAACGTCTACATACCTCTCGTGAACGGTAATGCAGAACACTGTAAAATACTGATCCATGCCCCACTGGCGAGCATCAGCAACCTTACAACTTTCATTGAAACGTCTAACAAATGGTGGATGAAAGTGGCCATACCTCGCGTCTAGCGGGGTTGGGTCCATTAGAAAGAAAAATGACACTTCGTCTAGAAGTA